CTTCTCTGACACGAAAGTCTTATCCCACGAGATGCGGAGCCCTACCATGTGATACACCTGTTCGATGCAATTGATGCAGTCCATGATCTCCTCATCCGTCGCTTGTATGTCGAATTCTAGGCTCATTCCTCCGTCGTCTATCAAAGCCAGGAGTGTAGCCCCTTTGTCAATCTTCTTCAGGCGCCTGCAAACGTTGATGGCATAGCTCATAACTTCGATATGGAGAGCAGTATTGGTCTTTGCATCATACCCTTCCAGATCCTGGCCATGGTTGATATATTCATGATGAACATTGTGCTTGATAAATGCAATACGCGAGTTGTCGAACACTTTGTGGAGACTCTTAATGTGTGGCAACCCAAAAGCATACGACCACTTGTCATAGGCAGACTTCTTGAGCTGGGGATTTTGTTTCGGAGACCATCCTTCCAAGTCAAAAGACACGAGCACCTTCCTGACTAGCCCCAAAGGCAGAGTAGAGATCTCACGCATTCTCCTGAGCAATTCCAGATCCGGTATTCCCGATGAGTTCCCTGCCTTGTGTATCAGATAGTCAGAAACATTTGCCTCTTTCTCTGACATTGGAGTGCGGACTGGATCATTCGCCATGAAGAACATTCGACCGCCTTCTTTCTTCGATTCTGGCTTGAGGGCTGTCAAGTGCACGTAGTCAAAGTTCTCGGAATTCGTCTCAATCATCGTACGCAAGTCTGCTAATCTTGGCATAGTTGGGTCTAGGAACAGAGCTGCTATCTGGTTTCTCTCATGGAGCGGAAACGTGGCCAAGTCCGCTGCAGTAAGATCTTCTGCGACCCTTTTAGGTGCCATCGTCTTGTCTTTGCGCAGTTCATGCTCAGCATAATGGTAGTCAGAATATTGGAATGTCCCTTCCCAGTTTATATCTCGGATTTCTTTGTAAGGAATACTCTTGGGCACTATGTGAGGATAGTTATGATGCCAGTTCTTGCTCTTCACATCTGGCTTGATATGGCCTGGACACTTGTTATGGCGATCATAATAATTGCGGATCATGGAATAATCCCAGTAGAGAAGGAAGTACTCATAAGTTGTCTCTGGGTCGGGATGTGGCAGCATAGCAAAAGGGGAATTGTGTTTCGTGTATGTGTTGTATGTGGCACTGTATATGCAAAAGTCAGGGACCGGGAGCATCTTCCGAATCGAAGCCAACTCAAGAGCCTCTCGAATTTGATAGCGACGTAGGACATTCGTGAAATCGTCCAATGGGAACACCTTGTCATACACCCCATTATGGCCCTTGGTCTGCTGTTCGCGAAGACTCCTGGCAGATAATGGTCCAGCCTTCTCTGCTAAATATATGTACTGTCCAATATCCATTGCCCTGCAGAAGGAGTTTTTCTCGTTCGGGGTAGTTTTTAGAAAGGAAGAAACGAGCATATTCATAATTTCTTGTACAGAATCG